TCGCCACCGGCTGGCAATGGTGGCGAACCATCTGGTGCAGCGCAAGTTGACGGCGAGGCCGGCGCGGCGGGCGACGCCCCTGCGGCACAGGGCGCAGCTGCGGACGACGCTACAAAATGATGCCGGTCCTCGTTACGCCAGCTACCGCGCTGGCGGTCTCGCTCGACGAGGTTAAAGCCAACATGCGCATCAACGGGAACCGTCAGGACGCGGCTCTCGAAGCCTGGATACGCGGCATCACCCGCAACGCCGAAAAGCTGATGCGGCGATCGCTGATGCAGCAGGACTGGAAGCAGATCATCCCGGGCTTTGCGCCCGAGATCCTGCTCGCTTTCCCGCCTGTGGTGTCGGTCAACCAAGTCACGTTCTACGACCTCGACAACGTGCTGCAGCCGCTTGATCCAGCCAGCTACCGCGTCGTCGGCGACCAGCTGCTGCCGGCAGCTGGCGCCGGCTGGCCGACCACGTATAACCGGCCGGATGCCGTCGAGATCTTGACAACGTGCGGGTACGGCGCGGACGCCACCAGCACGCCATCGGACATCAAGCTGTACCTGCTGGCGAAGGTGGCGGAGATGTTTGAACCGGATGCCGGCAACTTCCCGCCGACCGTCGGCAAACCGTACAAGACCAGTTACATCGACAGCATGCTCGATGATTATCGGATCTATTCCTGACCAGTGCAGACGTCTGCACGCAACCTGGAGTTAGCAGATGGCGTTTTCCGCAGGACTCAATAAGCTGGTTGTACTGCAGACGTGCACGCAGGGTAAGGATGCCGCCGGCGGCAACGCCAAAGTGTGGGCCGACTTCGACGAGGTATGGGCGGGCATCCGCAACCTGTCCGGCGAAGAAAAGCGCACCACCACGCACGGCGGCCAGGCTGCGGTAGCGCGCACTGAGATCACGATCCGCTACCACCCTGACGTGAACGAGCGGATGCGGGTGGCCTACAACGGCGCGTTCTACAACATCCGGCACGTCAACAACTGGAACGAGCAGAACTGGAAGATGATCCTGACCTGCGACACCGGCACTGCGCTCGAGGACTAGATGTCCGGGTCGACCAAGATCGAGGGGATGAGCGAACTGCGGCATGCCTTTGCGGACGTGAGGGACGACATGAAAACGCGCACCTCGCGGCTTATGGTGGCCAGCGCCGGCGGCGTACTGCGCAAAGAAGCGCGCAGCCTGGCACAGCAGCAGGGCTTGCGGAAAACCGGCGCCCTGATCAAGAACATCGTAATCAAGCGCGAGCGAACGCCAGACGGCGTCACGCAGTACAACCTGGGGGTGAGGCACGGCCGGGCGATGGGCAGGAAGGCGCCCTCGCTACTGGCTGTTGGAAAATCCGGCCGCGTCATCAGGCGGTACGTCGACGACCCGTTCTACTGGTGGTTCCTCGAGGCGGGGCGCAACCTCTACCACGGCAACGGCCGGCGCAGGCGCGGCGTCCGTTCGCGCGTCGAGGCGATGCCGTACATTGCGCCGGCGCTTGAGAACAAACAGGCCGAGGCCTTGGAAGCGATGGCAACGCGGCTCGCTGCCGCAATTAAGAGGATGAACGCCAAGTGAGCATCAGCATCGAAGAAACCGTCTATGCGGCCTTGTCCGCCGTCCTGCCGAACACGTACGCCGTCGAGCTGCCCGAACCTCCGACCTGGCCGGCGGCCGTGTTCGAGGTCAACTCCGAACCGGAGAAGGGCTGGGTGATGGGTGCAGGCTACGAGATGCACGACATCATGGTTGCGACAATGGCCAAGTCGAAGATCGAGATCGTGGGCGCGGACCGCCTGCGCGACCAGATCAGCGCGGCGATGGAAGCCATCCCCGGGTTCATGAGCTACGAAGGCGGCGGCGATGCCGCATACGAAGGCGACGCGAGCGTCTTTGCCTACGTGCAGAATTTCCGGGTCCGCACCCGGCGATAAGCAACACCTCTCGAAACCCGGCCCGCTCGATGCGGGCTTTTTTATTTTGGAAGGAAGGTATGAAGAAAACTCAAGCAGTCCAGGCTGCGGTGCAAACCGCGGCAGACGTGCTCGCGAAAGACGAGCACGCCGGCAAGGGCGGCAGTTACGTGTTCAACCCGGACACGGGCTTGCGCACGCCAACGCCCGACACGGCCGAGCGGCACAAGGCCGAACAAGCGGCGCAGTCGGGGCAGGCCGAACAGCCCGCCGAAGCCGCGCCATCCACAACCGCTGACAAGGAAGGTGCGTGATGGGTAAGAAGACAGCAAATTGCCTGCTGCTGGTCAAGCTGCAGCCGACTGCCAACACCGATGCCGCTCCAACCGGCGCGGCCAACGCAATCCTCGCGCAGAACATCAGCATGAAGCCGATCTCTGCCGAGTTCGTCAAGCGCAAGGTCCAGATGCCGTACAAGGGCAACCCTGGCAGCGTGTTCGCGGCGGGGCACTCCGAGGTCTCGTTCGAGATCGAACTGGCAGGCTCGGGCGCTGCCGGCACTGCACCCAAGTACGGCCCGCTCCTGCGCGGTAGCGCGTGGTCGGAAACTGTCACCGCTGGCACCAGCGTCGTGTACGCGCCGGTCAGCACCGCCGAGGAGTTCGTCACGCTCTGGTACTGGCTGGACGGCGTCCTGTACAAGTGCACCGACGCACAAGGCACGGTGGCGTTCGACTACAACGCGAAGAACATCCCGGTGATGAAGTACCGCTTCATCGGCCTGTGCGCGCCAATTGCCGATGCGGCGCTGCCGGTCGGTGTCGATTACACGGGCTTCAAGGATCCGCTGGCGGTCAATGCGGCCAATACGCCAACCTGCACGTTGCACGGTATCGCCGGTAAGTTCGAATCGGTCAACATCGACATGGCGGCCACGCTGGCGTACCGCAACGTGATCGGCGGCGAAAGCATCAACAACACCGACCGCGACCCGTCCGGCACGATGCTGTGGGAGCTGCAGAGCATTGCAACCAAGGACTGGTACGCAGCGCTCAAGAGCGCGACCCTCGGTCCCTTGTCGCTGATCCACGGCACTATCGCTGGCAACATCGTCGAGCTCGCTTGCCCGAAGACCCAGGTGATCGACATCGACCAGCAGGACTCGGAAGGCATCGCCATGCTGCAGGCGAAGCTCGACATCCGGCCGAACACCGGCAACGACGAAGCAATCCTGACCGTTCGCTAAGCGGCGCGCACCAGGCACATTGTTTTACACCCCACGGCCGGCGTCTCGCCGGCCTATTCATTTCAAGGAACCATCATGCCATTAAAGATCGCGCTTACCCCGACGTACAGAGTGAAGGTCACTGTCGACCTGCCCGCCGAGAACGGCGGTTTCGAGCAATCCGAATTCATGGCTGAATTCAAGCGCTGCGACTCTGACGAGATCGATGAGCTGCGCAAGCTGCCGGGCAAGGAAGTTGTCCCGAAAGTGCTGAAGGGCTGGAGCGGACTGCTCGATGCAGCCGACCAGGAAGTCCCGTTCAACGAGACCAATTACAAAACGGTGATGGCGATCCCGCAGGCGGCTGCCGGCCTGGCGCACCACTTCTGGACCTCGATCTTCAAGGCGCGCGAAAAAAACTAGAAGCGGCTGCGCGGCACTGGGCCGGGGACCGGCCGGCGCCGAAGACCGCGATGAGCAATGACATCGTCACCCAGCTCATCGCGGCGAAGGCGCCGCCATCCGTCATCGATGCGGCGCGCAAGCGTATCGAAGTCGCGCCGGTTGACCAGGACTTCCACGTGTGGCCGGAAAACTGGACTGCCGTGCAGCTGTTTCTGAAGCTCAGCACGCAGTGGGATATACGCGTTGGCATGGCCGGCGCAGCCTATGTCGGCATCAAGTACGAGTCCGTTCCCGGCCAGATGGCGCGACTCCGGATCTTGCCGGATGAACAGCCCGACTACTGGGACTTCCTCGAGCTGATGGAGCGCGCCGCGCTGCCGCTACTGAACAAACCTAAGAAATAACCGACCGCCGCTGGCGGTCTTTTTGTTGGAGTATCCATGTCCGCTCTCGGTTCGCTGGTTGTCAAGCTCGCGCTGGAATATGCCGAATACACGAAGGGCCTCGGCAAGTCCGAACAGGACGCGTTGAAGTTCGCCCAAAACGTCCAGAAGGGATTTGACCAGGCGAGCGCCAAGACCGACGAGGCGATTGGCAAAGTCGTCAAAGGCGCGGCCGCGTTTGCCGCAGCCTTCGTCAGTGTCAATGCGGTAATGGACCAGCTGAACCACTCGATCGACACGCTGGGCCGTCTGGACGACATGGCACAAAAGACCGGGTCGAGTGTCGAGACGCTGTCGAAAATGCAGAAGGTTGCCGTCGCGTTCGGCGCCAATATAGACTCGGTCGATACGTCCATCTCGCGGCTGGCCAAGGGCATGGCCACCGTCGACGACGACACCAACAAGACGCAGAAGGCGCTTGCCGCGCTCGGGGTTTCGTCGAAGGACTCCGCACGCAAGATGCGCGAGCCGGCACAGGTATTCATCGACGTTGCCAAGCGCCTTCAGGAGTACCGGGATGGCGCCGCGAAGGCCGCGCTGGTGACCGACTTGTTCGGGAAGTCCGGCGCCGACCTGCTGCCTTACCTGAATGACTTGGCTGAGAACGTCGACAAGTTCAGCAGCGTTTCAGCTGAGGCCGCAAAGCGTGGCGCGGATTTTCAGGACAACCTCGGGCGCATGCGCGTCAAGTCGGAGGAGCTGTGGGAAACGATCGCGCTGGGCACGCTGCCGGCGATGAACGACTTTGTCACTGCGCTGACGGATGTTCGCAACGCGAAGGACGGGCTGACCGAGGACGACGTATCGCAGTGGGCCGACGATGCCGCGGTAGGCCTGGCGCGTGTGGTCGATGTGGCGCTGTTGCTGCCGAAGGTGTTCGGCGCAGTCTCCGGCAGTTTCAAGGCCGTCGCTGCGGACATACATGCTGCAGCGGTACTGGCTGAGAACGCGAACCCGATCAAGGCGGCATACAAGGCCTTGACCGGAGGCGATCCGCTGCAGGAGATTCGCGACGCGGTCGCGGCCCGCAACAAGGTGCTGGAAGAGGCGAACCAGAAATATGACGACCTCTGGAACAAGCCGGCCAACCTGATGGAGCAGGCGGTGCTCAAACGCCTCGCGGACCGACCAAAGGACGCGAGCAGCGCAGGGGGCAATTCGCCAGAGCAAAAGGTTCTGGACTACACGACCGGCAACGATAAGGAAAAAGCGAAGCAGGCGGAAGAGTACGCGAAGCTTGTCTCCGCGATCGGCGCGAAGATCGAGGTGAGCAAGCTCGAGCTTGCCATCGACCAGGACGCGACCGAGAGCCAGAAGGCCCGGATCAAGCTCGACCAGGAACTGGCTGCAGGGAAGGTGAAGCTGACCGCCGATCAACGGGGTTCGGTCGATGTCATGCTCGCGGAGTGGGAAGCGATCGAACAGAACATCAAAGCCCGCCAGATGGAAAAGGAAGTGCTCGACCAGATGCAGCAGAGCGCCCAGGCGCGCAACGCTGCGAACGATTCGCTGGCCGCCGAATACGCCCTCTACGGCAAGTCAGCCGATGCGCGCGAAATCGCCATGGTGAAGGTCAAGGCCGAGGCCGCGCTCGAGAAGTACCTGTTCGACGTGCGCCGGTCAGGCAAGCCGATCACCGACGAGATGATCGCGCAGCTGCGGGCCGAAACGGCGATGCGCGTGGAGGCCGAACAGGCGACGCTCGCGCAGACCAAGGCGCTCGGCTACGCCAACCAGCTGGCCGAGGAAAACAAGCGCTTCGGCGCGGAAGCCATCTTCGACGATAAGGACCGCGCGGCCGCGCTGCTGCGGATCGACGCGGAGACCTGGCAAGAGCGCATCGAGCTTGCCGGCGACGGCACGGAGGCGCAGAAGGCCCTGCAGACGCAATACGACATCTGGTATCGCAACCAGCTGCTCAAGCCGCAGCTGGATGCCGACCGCCAGATGTGGGCCTCGATTGACCAGACCGCGCACGAGACGTTCGTGTCGATTTTCGACAGTGGCAAGAGCGCTTTCGACCGGCTCGAAGACACGCTGAAGAATGGTTTATACGACCTGCTGTACCAGATCACGGTCAAGCAGTGGATCATCGACATCGGCGCTTCCGTGTCCAGTTCAGGCATGAGCGGCATGGCGACCGGCGCAGCGATGAGCGGTGCATCGAGTGCAGGCGGATCGATGGCCGGTGCGGCGCTGGGCTCGATGTTCGGCGCCGGCGGCTTGAGCGGTTCGATGCTGGCTGGTGCCGGCTGGCTGACGGGTTCGACCACACTCGCCGGTTCGCTCGGCGCAGCTGGCTCGCTGATTGGTACCGGCACGGCTGCCGGTGCGATGTCCGGCCTGGGGATGGCAGCTGGTGCCCTGGGCCCGATTGCGCTTGGCGTAGCAGCCCTTTACTCCCTGTCGAAATCGCTCGACCATTCCGGCACGCCGCACACTGGCGGCGCCGCGGCATCGTCGTACGGCCACACCTCGGTCATTGCGGCCGAATCGCTGCACTTCGAGAAGACGGCCACCTCTGCCGGCACGGAGAAGTTTGTGTCTGGTGTCGCATCGAGCATTGCCTCGATCCTCGACAGCACTGCAGCTTCGTTCGGCCAGAAGGCAGGCTACGCGGTGGCCACTGCGTTTGCCGACGACTCGTCCAAGGATGGCGCATGGGGCGGCCTGGTGATCAACAAAGCGGGCGACAGCCCGCTCAGCATGGAGAAAGTCCTCGACTGGCAGGACTCGCGCGGCAATGGTCCTTGGGCGCCCAAGGTCTTCGCCGACGGTGAGGCTGGACAGCAGCAGTACTTGGCCGAGGTAAGCAAGTCGGTGCGTGCTGCGCTGGACCAGATCGGGCTGCCCGGCTGGGCCACGAAGATGCTCGACGACTTGGGCGACGCACCGGCGCTCGACGACCTGGCCAAGACCGTCGATGCGATCAACGCCACCCAAAGCGCGTTGACGCTGATGGGCCAGCATCTGGCCGGTTTCGCGGACCTGAGCGATTCGGCCGTATCTAAGCTGATCGCGGCGGCGGGCGGCATCGACGCACTGGCCGCGAGCGCGGGTGCCTATTACGACGACTTCTACAGCGAAGGCGAGAAGGCGGTCGCGATGTCCGGCCAGCTCGAGGAAGCATTCAAGAAGGCCTCACTGCAGATGCCGGCGACGCGCGCCGAATTCCGCGCGCTGTTCGAGGCCCAGATGAAGCTGGGCGATGCCGGCGCCGGTAATGTGGCGATGCTGCTCAGTGTCGAGCATGCCTTCGCCGAGCTGCACCCGGAACTCGAAGATACGGCTGGCGCGATCAAGACCGTGTCCGGCGCCCGGGATGCGCTGACCGAGGCCTACCAGCGCGAGCAGGACGCCATCAAGGCGACCAGCGACCGGATGTCTTCGTTCGCTACCAACCTGCGCAACCTGCATGACAGTGCGCTGCTCGGCTCGCTGTCGCCGTTGACGCCGAAGGAGAAGTATGCCGAGGCGAAATCGCAGTACGAGCGCACGCTCGCAGCCGCGCGGGGTGGTGACACCGCCGCCCAGGCGCACTACCAGGATGCCTACACGGCATTCCTGCAGGCGTCCCAGGTTGCAAACGCGAGCGGCGATCAATACCAGCGTGACTTTGCATACGCCCAGGCCGCGACGGAAGAGGCGATCGATTGGGCGGAGCAGCAGGTCGATATCGCGCAAGCGAGCCTCGATGCCTTGAACGCCCAGGTGGACGGGCTGATCGACGTGAAGGACGAAGTCACGACCGTGACCGAGGCGATCGACGCGCTGGCCGAAGCGATGGGCGGATCCGGTTCGGCTGCGCTGCAGCAGTCGCAGTCGAGCGCGATCCAGTCGCTGTACGAGGAAATGCTCGGCCGCGCGCCGGACGCTGCAGGCACGCAGTTCTGGCAGCAGCGCCTGTCCGGCGGCATGTCGATCGGTGATATGGCGAAGGCCATCAGCCAGAGCGACGAGTACCGCAGCAGCCCATCCGGATCGACGCTGATGGCGGCGCCGATCGACTACAGCGCAATAGGGACGTCGAACATGGTTCCGCTGGTGGAAGCGATCAAGAAACTGACCGCCGATAACCAGGCACTGAAGGACCAGGTCGAGGGGCTGCGTGCCGATGCAGCCGAACAGACCGGCGACTTGATGCAGGCGCTGGCAGCGGCCTCCAGCAGCAACGCGGAGAAGATTGCTGCCGCTGCGGCGGATGCGATCAAGGCGGCCGGGCAAACACGTGAGACAAGGGTGAACCCACAATGACAGATGACCAGTTTCAGGCCTGGCTGAAAAGCCCGGACGCGCGTCGCGTGGTGTTGATCGAGGCGACCGCGCAAGTCGCCGGCGTGGAGACGGTGATGTACATGGCCACCAAGCCATACAACACCTCGCCCACGGACGCGCCGGCGAACACGCACTACCGGCCAATCGTGGCGGTCGGTGTGCTGTTCACCGAGGAGTTGTCCTTGACTGGCGACGGTGCGCTGTCCGCCGGCGATGTCGAGATCGACAACTACGCCGGCGAGCGCGATGCCTGGCTGGGCTACGTCTGGACCAACCGGACGTTCAAGGCATATGTCGGTGACGTCCGCTGGCCGCGCGCCGACTTCCGGCCGATCTTCGACGGGATCACCGCGGACATCGCGCCGCGCGGCCGGCTCAAGCTCGCGCTGAAGTTGCGGGACAAGCTGCAGCGGCTGAACACGCCGATCACCGAAGCGAAGTTGGGCGGGCTCACGCAGAACAAGGACGCGCTGATCCCGATGGTGTTTGGCGAAGTGCACAACGTGTCGCCGCTGCTGATCGACCCCGCCGCGCTCGAATACCAGGTGCACGGCGGCGCGGTCGAGGACATCTTCGAGGTGCGCGACAACGGCATCCCGGTGGCGGCCACGGTCGACAACGTTGCGGGCACCTTCACGCTCGAGCACTCGCCTGCCGGGGCCGTCACGGTCTCGGTGCAAGGCGACAAAGAGGGCGCGGTCAGCTACCGCACGTCGTGCTCGCAGCTGGTGCAGCGCCTGGTGACGGGCTACGGCAAAGCCACCGACCGCTTTACGGTGGCCGACCTGGACATGGCCAACCTGGCTGCGTTCGATGCGGCGCACCCCGAACCGATGCAGCTCGCCGCGCCCGACCGCCTGAACGTGTTGGCGGCGTGCCAGATGCTGACCGGGAGCCTGGGCGCGCAGATGTCGATGTCGAGTCTCGGCAAACTGCGCTTGATTCAGATCGCACTGCCGGCGCCAGGCGTGCCGGTCGTGGTCAGGCCGCAGCAGATGGTGGAACGAACGCTGGAGCCGGTCAGCCGCACCGAGGCCGTGGGCGCGGTCAAGCTGGGGTTCGCGAAGAACTGGACCGTGCAGGCGCTGGTGACCGCGATCCCCGAAGAGCACAAGGCGCTGTACGCCACCGAGTGGCTGACCACGACCAAGAGCGACGCCGGCGTGCTGGCCGCCTACAAGCTCAATGGCGAGCCGCTGCAGCAGGACACGATGCTGATTCACCGCGCCGACGCGGACGCCGAGGCGCTGCGGCGCCTAGGCCTGTGGAAGGTGCCGCGCACCACTTACCAATTCGATGGACTGCCCGAGTTGCTCACGCTCGAGCTCGGGCAGGCCATCACCGTGTTTCACCCGCGGTTCGGCATGGAACACGGCGTCACCGGCATGGTGGTATCGCTTGGCCGTGACTGGCTGACTTGCCGCATTAAAGTAGGGTTTATCGTATGAGCCAGATCCTAGGTGACCGCGACGTGCTGTTGCAGACGTCTGCACAAAGATCCACGCCGCCGACCGACCGGGCCATCCTGCTCGCGTCCAGCGCCAACGTCATCAAGGTGGCCGGCACCACGCCCGCGCCAGCCAGCATCATCTTCTCGGCGATGCTGCTGAACATGACCGGTGCCGTGACATTCTCGGCGGTGCCGGCCGTCCCGCTTGCGGTCACTGGCAATAACGCGACGCTGGCCAGCGCAGACATTACGACCGACAGCGTGACCGTGACTGCGGCGATCACCAAAGATGGCGTGAACTTCACGGCCTCGCAGACGGTGGTCCGCGTGACCGACGGCGCGACGGGTGCCACCGCCAAGGCTTTGTCGCTGATGGCGTCGAGCCAGGTATTCCAGATCGCCAAGAATGGCACCAACGCGCCGTCGAGCATTTCGCTGACGGCGGTCGGCCAGAACGTGTTTGGCTCACCGTCCTTCACGATCCCCTCGGGGACCGCCACGCTCACTGCCGGCGGCAGCGCCAGCCAGAAGTTCCTGACATTCGCCAACATGGCCACCGACTCGGTGACCGTCCAGGTGGCGCAGGACGGCTTGGTCGATCAGGTGACGATCGTCAAGGTGCGCGAAGGCACCGATGCGCTGACTGGCCTGCTGACCAACGAAGCGGTCAATGTGGCGACCGATGCGGCCGGCACCGTGGCCAGCTATGCCGCCGCCGCCGGCAGCTTCAAGGTGTTCGACGGCGCCACCGACATGACCGGCAACGTCGCCGTCGCCTACAGCGTGTTCGCGTCGTCCGGCATCACCGGCGCGATCAACGGTGCCGGCGTGTACAGCGTCAGTGCCATGACCGCCGACACGGCTAGCGTGACGTTCCGCGCCGCCTACAAGGGAGTGAACATCGACAAGGTATTCACGGTGGCCAAGTCGAAGGCGGGCGCGGCCGGTAGTCCTGGAGGCGATGGCAGCGATGGCAGCAACGGCCAGCGCGGCACCGTCAACATCGTGGCCACCGGATCGAGCTGGTCGAACGCCACCGCCAACGCCGCGCTTTCCAGCGCCGGCTATGGCGCGCCGGTCAACCGTGACATGGTGACGATCAGCAATGGCAGCAGCTTTTCGGAAACTCGATTCTATGACAGCGGCAGCTGGCTGACGCTGTCCGCTTATCTGAACGGCAACATGGTGGTGGACGGCACCTTCTCGGCGGGGAAGATCACGGCCGGCACCTTTACCGGCGTCGGCATGAACATCGCCGGCGGCAATTTCTCCGTCAACGCCAGCACCGGGGCGGTGCAGGCATTCGCGTTTAACGGCAGCAACTCGACCTTCACCAACAACCCGAACCCGGGCCTGCCGGCGGTGGACGTGACCGGCAATACCCTGGCCAGCAAGCCGAGCGTGCGGATCATCAGTGCCGGCTCGAACGCCAGCACGCATGGCGTCCAGGCCCAGAATTCGAATTACGGCACGTCGGGCATTGTCGGCATGGCCGGCGCCTACGACATTTACGCCGACGGCAGCGGCACCAACTACGGCCCGTTCACCGGCGCCCATGATGGCTTGGTGGTCAATGACCAGATGCCCGACCTGGGCGACCTGATGGTGGACGTGGCCTGTGTCGCCAGCCGCGGCTACTCCAATACGCTGTTCACGATGGAGCGCAGCAGCGCGCCGTACCAGCGCGGGGTGCGTGGCCCGGTTGCCGCGATCGCCGGGCCGCTTCTCGACCACGCGCCGGCGGCAATGATCGACGCCCGCGCCTACAGTGCGGACGCGGATGGCAACGCCACCCATGTCCACGAACTGATGAGCGGCAGTTATTACGCAATGGCCGACACGCATACGCTGGTGGCGGTCAACGCGGTAGGCGAGGGCTCGATCAAGGTCTGCGGCGAAGGCGGGCCGATTGGTCCCGACGACCTACTGGTGACGAGTTCGATCCCGGGCGTGGCGATGCGCCAGAACATCGGCGCGGATTCCTCCTGCCCGGTCGATGACGTGGTCCGCTGCTACACGGTTGCGAAAGCCCGCGTCGCTGCCGGGCAAACCATCGAGTTCGCGTCAACCGACACCATTCTCGTTATTCCTTGCATCTACCTGGGAGGCTAACACCTTGCCGAATCTCCGCATCATTTACGACAACGCCGCCGACCGTGCCGCGCTGGTCGCCTCCAGTGCGGCCGGCGCCATGACGGTTGACCGCCTCCTCACCGAGATCAAGGCCGATGTGTGGCGCAGCACCGGCCCAACCGCGACGATCACCGCGACGTGGCCAACGGCCGAGACGATCGGGGGCGTGGCACTCCCGTTCTGCAATCTCAGTTCGCTGGCCACGCTGCGCGTTCGCGGCTACGCCGAGCTCGCTGACCTGGTGCCCCTCTTCGATACCGGGGCGGTCTTCGCCTGCCCCGCGCCGATCTTTGGGCTCTGGAACTGGGGAAGCCTGCCGCTGGGCAGTAACGCCTTCGCCTACGGTGGCGGGACCTACGGCCGCGTCTGGATCCCGACACCTGGTGCAGTGAAGAAGCTGGTGGTGGACGTGGACGACAGCACCAACCCGGCTGGCTATATCGAGGCGGCGCGCTTAGTGTGCGGCGGCTATTGGGAGCCGGCAGAGAACGCGGACTACGGTGCGCCGGCGACGCCCGTTGACACGAGCAAGCATTACCGAAACGACGCCGGCGACCTGCGCACCGACATAGGAGCGCGCTACCGCA